AAATGATGTCTAATGCCATAATTCAAACTAACAACCTTTTTTTCACTTATGCAAATTTATTTTCTAATTGGCTTTGTGAATGAACGATTTATTTTGTGATTGACAAAAATAGCTCTCCAGCGTAGGTCAATTTTTCATCAATGATTTCTTGTGCATCCTCATCCAATGTGATAAGTGTGGTTGATACCTTCTTTCCTTCAGGCATTCGTGGATCATAGGAAACGAAAACACCTTCTTCCAATCCGGTTGCAATCATACCCATCTGCATTTGCCAATAATACTCAGTCCGTTTGGATTTCAAATGGTCATTGTTCTTAATGAAGAAGTTTTGAAGGTGATTACCGGAGTTAAAAGGACATTTAATCTCAACGAGCTTGTCACCAAGTGCATCAGGTGAATACCCACCCCACAAACCATAGGTGATGAATGTGTAAGATTCCGCACCGTAGTATGTGAAGAAGTCATCGGATTGTTGCTGGAAGTAATGGAACGCTTCTTTTTCGTGTTCCTTTCCCCAATCTAATGCCCGACCATATATTTCAGTACGATGTCCCGATAGATATTCCGCTGCCTTTTCAAACACAAATGACTTTGCAGTTTCCGACAGGTACTCCGATTTTGATTTCGGAGTCCCCATCAGTTTGTGCAGTTCGGAAGCGGTGAACCTTGACCGCCTTAAATCTTGCCAATCCTCTTCGTTCAAATTAGCGTGAATTGATGGAAGTTGAAATTTCATTTCTCGCCAATTAAAAGTTTTTGATTTGCTGAAGATACATCATACTTGCTCAAGATGTCGGACATCAGTCCACCTGTCTTGAGATGCTCAACGGCTTTTGTCCAAGATGGATGCTTTGGATGTAATTCATCACGCTTTATAACGGCTTGTCTTCCCATTGCTTTCTCTGCATCATCATCATCATCAATGTTCAAGTTTAGGATTGAACCAAGTGCATACCTCCGTGCGTAGGTCATTGCACTTCCCATTGCTTGTGGATCGTTCTGCTTTGCAACCGGCATCACATAGGATGATTCCATCCATTCACCTGAATCAGCGTGAAGGAGGATTGTTGTGAGTGCGTTCCCATCAGGGAATTGACTAATTGCCAAACCACATTCACTCAATGGCTTTTGAATTGTATCCAGTATGTTTGCCAAACTTGCATACTTGGATTTGAAGAAAGGATTGTTGGATTCCTTTGCTACCTTGCTGACCGATGATTGGAAATCTACCAACGCACCAGCGATGTTCTTAATTGATTCTGATTTATTCATAGGAAATTTGTTTTGTGTCCGAGCATAAAAATAATAGTAAACTTGTCAGGTTCAAGATAGAAGAATCTTTCCGACTCAATGCCTACCAAGTTGGTCTCAACGCATCCACCAAAGTACACATCTTTCTTAATCATATACGGTTCAAGTTCATCAAAGTGATGGTTCATTAAATAGTCATCTACTTGCTTGTCAGTATAAACATACT